TAGTAAAAATGCCGGTAGCTATAAAAGGCGTACGCGAAACCGTTAAAGCTCTCCGTAGGCTCGATCCTGAAATGCTTAAAGAGATGAACGCCGAGGTACGTGCGGCTATGTTGCCTATCCGGGACAAGGCACGAGGCTACGCGCCAAACCCTCAGCCCGATAATCTTTATATGTGGCGAGAGGGAAGCGCAGGTAAAACCATAACCGCACGTAACTCGATGTTTAGGACATTTAATACTGAGGGTCGTTTACGTATGTTTCCACTTTATGATGCAGAGACCGTTAAAAAAGGTATTTATTATTCTCAGGCTCCTAGTAAGAAAAACCGCAACGGATGGCAAGCGCTTTATTTTGTAGCTAATAAATCTGCCGCCGGTGCCATTTATGAGACCGCCGGACGTAAAAACCCGGGCGGTGATCCTAATAGCCGATCAAATAACCCGGGCGCAGGTGCTCACTTTATTAGCCGTATGGGTCCACTCTACGGAGATAAGCAAGCCGAGCGCGGCCGTATGATTTATCGCGCGTGGAAAGAGGATCAGGGTAAAGCTCAAGATGCTGTATATAGGGCTATAGAAAAAACCGTAGATAACTTTAATAATGGCCGTTACGGTATGGCCACTTACGCATTGGCCGCATAATGGCGATGCCTAACTTAATCGTATCCGCCGTTGCCGAGTGGAACGGAAAAGCCTTATCTAAAGGCTCAAGTCAGATAAAAAGTTTTGAGAAAACCGTAAAGAATTTAGGTCGTACTCTCGGAGTTACTTTTAGCGCCGCAGCTCTTTTAAGTTATTCTAAAAAAGCCGTATCAGCTTATGGCGAGCAGATCGCAGAGGCTAAGCGCCTCGATACCGCTTTACGTAATTTAGGTTTTAATTTTGCTACCGCCGAGGCAGAGGGTTACATTGATGCCGTAGAAAAGGCCACGGGTGTTAATCGCGATGTACTCCAACCCTCATTTATCCAACTAGCTCAGGTAACTAGATCTACCACTATTGCTCAATCGATGCTCAACACCGCACTCGATGTAAGTGCCGGCACGGGTATGGATCTCGTATCAGCTACAAAAATCCTAAGTCAGGCATACGTAGGTAATCTTAAAGGCCTACGCCAATTAAACCTAGGCTTAACTCAAGCTGAGTTATCTAGTAAGTCATACCTTGAGATAGAAAAACTCATCGCGGCACAATACGCAGGCCAATCTAAAAACGCGGCAGACTCTTACGCAGGATCGATAGCTCGCCTTAAGATCGCGGCAGAGCAGGCAAGCGAGCAGATCGGCGGAGCTCTTGTAACGTCTCTTGGTACATCTGCCGGCGGTATGGATAAACTGATCGACAAAGTCGATGGGGCTGCGGACTCCATCTCTGGACTTATTACTAACACGGCATACCTAGCTAAAGAGCTTGGTAACTTATTCTCTAGTATCCCGGGCGCAGGGGTTTTAGAGGATGCAGGTAGAGCTCTTAAGAATTATCTCGGCAGGTTTTCGATCGGTGCTTTACGCCGAAATGTAGACATAGTTTTAGGCCGCCAAGGTGGTTTTCCTCAGGGCTTACCTGCGGATCTTAAGAATTTTCAGTCTCAAACTGAGAAAACTAAGATGGACAAAGAGGCTCTTAAGCGCCAAAAAGAGCTCATCGCTTTACAGAAAAAAGCGCAGCTAGCAGAAAAGAATAAACTTTCGTTATCAAAGGCTGCGGCCGTGTTTGACACTAACCGCATCTCTATCGCTGCGGCTTTACGTGCTACTTATGACAAAGAGACGATCCTACGCCTTGAGGCTTTACAGGCTATCGAGGAGGATAACGGCGACCTTGCACTTAAGAAAATCGGAGAGCTTGCAGCATTTCAGAAAAATGCGGATTTAGCCAAACTAGCCGGTATTACTAAAATCAGCGAGGCAACTCTTTCAGCTCTTAACACTCAACTATTGACCGAGCTAAAAGGTATTAACGATAGCAAGATGGCAGAAAGCGAAAAGGAGCGTTTACGCGATATCGCTTTCGGTAAATACAACGCAGCTATTACGGCCGCCGGTGAGTTAGCAGCTAAAGAAAGTTATAGCGAGCGAGTACAAATACAACTAACCGAGATCGCCAAGCTCGCCTCTTTAAGCAAAACGACTAACGCATCTTTAACCCTTACGAAACTCCGCGAGTCGGAGGAGTTATCTATGATTGATCGGGTCGCAGCGGCTCAAAAGAAAGCTGACGAGGCTCGGCTCAAGGCGCTACAAGAATATTTATCACTATTGGCCAAGGGTGGAGGGTGTGGAGATCTCGCTACTAATTCAGGTTATCGTAAATCAGGGATAACTATGATCGGTAATACGCCTTTTGTTACAGGCGCGGTAATTGATCCTACGCTTTCTCTAAAAACTGTTGAGGAAACGGCAAACGCTACAAAAGATCTTCCGGCGTTTATATCGGCTACTGAGTTTTATAGCTCTTTAAGCGATTTACAAAAAGCCGATCTAGGCGGTTATAGCCCTACGATGAATTACGGAGCCGGCTACCCTGCAACTTATAATATAAATATTAGCGCCGGAGTTATCGCGCAACAGGACGAATTTACTACTCTCGTGCAGGATACGATCCAACGCCTTAACCGAGGCGGAGACCCGATTAGTACGGCCGGTGCACTATGACAGTCCCTACGATTAACGCGGTTATCAACTTTTCTACAGGCCCGGCTTTTGCTCAAGCTATGATCTTAGGTAGCGGCCAATTAGGTACAAACGTATTAGCAGACTCTGAGGCTTTGATCGTAGACGTATCTAATCAAGTAGACGGCATTACTACGATGAGAGGCCGTAACGCTCAAGCGGATGTATTCCAAACAGGTACGCTAACTCTGCGTATCGTCGATCAAAATGGCGACTTTAATCCTCAAAATGCGGCAGGTCCTTACTACGGCTTACTTACTCCGATGCGTAAGGTACAGATTACCGGCACTTATGAGGGTGTCGAGTATCCGATGTTTAGCGGCTTTATTACTAGCTATACGACTACTACGCCTAAAATGGCTACCGATGTAGTTTATACAACTATAACCGCGGTAGATGCTTTTAGACTTTTCCAAAATAGCCAAGTCTCAACCATTACTCTAGCCGATGCCGGTGACTTACCGGGTGAGCGCGTAAACGCTATCCTAGACGAGATCGCTTGGCCTCCATCTATGCGCGAAATTCAGTACGGCAATACGGTGTTTCAGGCAGACCCGGGAAACCCTCGCACCGCTCTAGCTGCGCTACAAACGGCGACCATCTCCGAGTACGGTGCTATCTATATTAACGCTCGAGGATCGGTCGAGCTTAAGGATCGCGCTTTTTGCATAGACTCTCAGGCTTTCCCGGTAACTCGCTTTAATGACGATGGCACCGATATAAATTATTTTAACGCCGTATGGCGCCTTGATGATACGCAGGTTTATAACTCTGCCTCTATTACAAAGATAGGCGGCACGGCTCAGCTTGCAGAGGATCAAGCCTCTATCGATGAGTACTTTGTGCACTCATATAATCAACAAAATCTCGTAATGGATACGGACCAAGCCGCGCTCGATTACGCACGGGCTTACGTAGCAAGCCGTAAAGATACTCGGACTCGATGCGATGCCGTAGAGCTTGACCTATATATGGACGATTATAACGATGGCATCTTAGCCGCTCTTAGTCTAGATTTTTTTGATCCGGTAGAGGTTACGACTAATCAGCCTGGTAATTCGACTCTGCAACAAACTTTACAAGTGTTTGGCGTAGTACACCGAGTTACACCTAACTCATGGAAAACGACATTTACAACACTAGAGCCAATTATCGATGGCTTTATATTAGACTCATCACTATATGGAGTGCTCGATACCTCCGTGTTAGCTTACTAAGGAGCATAAAATGGCTGCTGGTCTAGGTTTTAAGACCTTTACAACCGGTGAGGTATTAACGGCCGGAGACGTAAACGGCTACCTCATGCAAGGCATTAACGTATTCGCAACTACTACAGCTCGTAACGCGGCTATTACCGCACCGGCTGAGGGTCAGTTTGCATTTACAAAAGATACTAACTCTCTGTGGTACTACGATGGTGCAGCTTGGGTAGCCTCAGGCGCAGCCGGAGATATTGAGGGCGTGACAGTCACTAGTCCAATTACAGGCGGCGGCACATCCGGTACAGTAAATATTGGCTTTGACGTAACGGCAGCGAATACCTTGGGCCTCAAAGCTGAAACCGGTACGACATACACTTTAGTAATTGCAGATGCCTCAAATGATTTAGTACAACTCAATAACGCTAGTGCTATCACCGTTACCGTACCTCCATCGGTATTTAGTATTGGTAATCAAATTAACCTTTATCAGCGTGGAGCAGGACAAGTTACTTTTTCTCAGGGATCAGGTGTAACTATTCGCTCAACAGGTGCAACATCTACAGCGCCAAAACTAAGAGCACAATATTCGGGTGCTACAGTTATTTGTATTGGCGTCGATGAATTTCTTATTTTGGGTGACCTGAGCTAATGAGTCCCATTTTAGGAATTGTTGCTAGCCAAAATTATCCGCGCGGGCTAACTGTAGAATATCTTGTGGTTGCAGGCGGGGGCGCCGGTGGTAAAGGAACTCCGGGCACGTGCTGGGGGGGAGGCGGCGGAGGCGCCGGAATTAGATTTGGATCTACTCTTTTAGCTTTTGGAAGCTCGCAAACTGTTACTGTTGGTGCAGGTGGTACAGGAAGCTCCACCGCTGGTACCGCAGGGACAAACGGAAACTCATCAGTTTTTGGATCTTTTACAGGTGGCGCAGGTCTTGGTGGAAGTGCTGCAACAGGTAACGGCGGAGACTCGGGATCTCCGCAAAGCTTTTCGGGCGTTGTATCTAATGTCCCGGGTGGCGGAGGCGGCGGCGCAAATGCAAATGCAAGTACCGCAAATGGCGGAAATGGTATAGGTGGTACAGGTTATACAAATTACGCAATATTAGATGCGATGGGGTCGGCCTCCGGTTATGGTCAATCATCGGGTGGAAATTATTATTGGGGCGGTGGCGGTGGATCAGGATTTAACAACACATCAAATCCACCGGGTCAAGGTGGTCTTGGCGGAGGCGGAGATGGTGCCGAAGCAGGACAAACCCCGGAAAGCGGAACGGCTAGAACGGGCGGTGGCGGTGGTGCTATGCGCGGTGATGATGCAGGTATTTCAGCCGGAAATGGAGGATCGGGTGTGGTAATTATCCGTACTTCAGGATCATACACGGCAAGCGCTACAACAGGGTCGCCGACTAGAACGGTAACGGGCGGTTATACCTATTACATTTGGACAGGAAATGGGAGCATAACGATCTAATGGCACACTTTGCAAAACTCGATGAAAATAATTACGTGACGGAAATACACGTCGTTGCCAATGAGGTACTCGATTTACAAAATGAGGAAACTACAGGAATTGAGTTTTTAACTGAGTGGTCGGGCGGTTACACGAATTGGAAACAAACTTCTTATAACTCGAAAATTCGTAAAAATTATGCGGGCATAGGTTTTTTCTACGATGAGGACTTAGACGCTTTTATACCTCCAAAAGCAAAATGTCATTACGAGGAAACATTTAATGAAGTAACCTGTAGGTGGGAGTGTCTACATGAGGATCATTTTATAAAAACACCAAGTTTGTTAAACGATGGAAACTAGTTATAACGGCTACCCGGCATCTAAAGATCCGGACGAGATAAAGATAAAGTCCTACCCTGTAAAGGGTACGGATCGTAAGCTCAGGTGTGCTAGTAGCGTGGGCCCGCTATTAGCCGCCTTTGCTGCGGAGTTTCACGAGCTAATAGAGCCGATCGATGAGGGCACGTTTGACGATTGGGCATATGCCTACAGGATGGTAAGAGGCAACCCTACAAAATTATCCTGCCACTCATCCGGTACGGCTATCGATCTAAACGCTACTAAGCACCCACTAGGAAAATACGACACTTTCCCGGCTGAGAAAATACCGATGATTAGAGCCCTTGCTAAAAAGTACGGCCTCAAGTGGGGCGGCGACTTTAAGAGCAGGCCGGACGATATGCACTTTGAGGTAGAGGTATCGGCTACTAAGGCTAAACAACTAATAGAAAAGTTAGGATTAAAAAATGAATAAAAAACAATTAGAAGCAGCAGCTAAATCATATGCACGAGCAGCGCTTGCATCTGTAGCAGCTTTGTATATGTCCGGTATTACTGATCCAAAAGTATTAGCTAATGCCTTTATCGCCGGCCTCGTAGGTCCGCTACTTAAAGCGGTACAACCAAGCGAGAAGCAATACGGCCTAGGCTCTAAATGATCCGGGCCCTGATAGGGGCGATAGTGGGGACTATCCTCCTATCGGGGTGCGGTTACGATGGATGGGTTAGATATGAGTGCCAAGAATACGAAAACTGGGAGGCCCCTGAGTGCACTTCGCCTCAATGCGAAGTTACCGGGACCTGCC